CCAGAACTAACATTTTTTTCAAATTTTTCTAAATAATCTAAATCTGTTTTTTGAAAATAAGAATGCTCTTTTTTTCTTTTTTCTTCAACTGATTTAGCATATTCTAATGCAGCTTGTTCTCTACGTTCTGCTTCCCTCATTTTACGAGTAAGTTTAGCAATACGAGATTGAACACCTTTGCTATAGTCTTCTAGTTTTTCGTCTTCATTTTTTATTTTTTCTTGTTTATTTGTTTCTTGTTCTTGTTGAACATCCAACTGCTCATCAGATTTCTCAGGTGAATCATTGGACTCAGTATTGTTTTCAACTGTTTCATTTACTACCTCGATTTCATTTTCTTGTTTTTCCTCATGCAAATCAATATCTGCACCAGGGCCCGATGTATCAATATCAACAGTTTTATTTTCTTCTGGCATAGTTACTCCTTCCTATGTTTAGAACTCATGCAAGATGTCCTCTGGACTATCAATTGTTGCTAACACTTCATCGTCGTTTAGCAGACGAATCTCCCCACCATCTATCTTAATCCTCGATCCAGCGTAACGTGCAAACATTACCCATTCATTAACCTTGCACCACGGACCATCAGGATATCTTTCTTTATCTTTATAACAATCTGGACCCATAGCTAATACTAAACCACACTGCGATGCAACTTGTTGTTTCTCTAATGTGGTTTCTGCTAATACTAATCCTCCTTTAGTTTTTTCTTTCATTTTGAAAGGTAAAACCATTATTCTCCAACCCGTAGGTTTGGGAATTTTTCCCTCTTCTTTTTTCTCTGATTTTTTTACACCAATAAGATCATTGTTTGGTGTTAATATCGATGACTGTTCCTTCATTTTGCTCCTTATCGTTTAGCAGGTTAGAGATTTCCTGACGCACTGATTCCAATGCATTTATCTGTCCTATTATATACTTGTAATTTTCCATATTGTCAATACCACCTGATGTGACAGATATAGATAAAGCTTCTACTCTAGAATCTAAGAATCTTAATGTTTTATTTATTACTGTTTCTAATTGCATTTTTTCCTTTCTTAAAAATACTAGCGACTTGTGATTTACCCATAACTTTGGCACGCTGTTCTCCAACAGTTAATATCTGTATTTTTCTAGCAAATGGTTTGCTAATACGTTTTACTTTTGCAACAGTTGCTCTTGCATCTGCAGGTGTTGCAAATTTTATTCTAACGGTATCTTTTGGGTTTTCGTCAGTATATAGTCTTCTACCAGAACCTTTAGGCTTTTTTCCCGTTCCTTTTTTTGGATCCGCCATTTATAGCTCCTTTCAACATTTTAGCTTGTTTAGTATGAGCTTTAACTGCTTTGCTCAATCCTTTAATCACTTTTTTTATTTTTTCTTTTTTTAACATTTCCATCTCCTTCTTGCCTGACGGATACGTGAATTAGGATCGTTTCTTGTTTTAGCTGATGCTCGTTTTAATTGTCCGAGCGATCTTGCGCAGTATGATTTTCTACGTTTGGCAGCTTTTGATCCAGGTTTTACTTTTCCTGTCACGGCTGTTTTTAATTTAGAACCAGGATTAAGTCTTCTGTAAGCCTTGACTCCAGCCTCTGTCATTCCAGCCCCACTTTTTGTAGGTCTAAAATTTTTTTTATTTCTTGCAGGCATTGTGCCTTTTGAAAAATTTTTTCTCATTATGATTTTTTCTTTTTTGCAAATGTTGCAGCTCTACTGGGTGTAGGGCCTGTATTCGCCTTTGCTTGTTTTCTTCTTACTGCACCCGCACGCTGCCCTTTGGTCATCGCTCTTGCTTTTGCAATGGGCACGCATTTTGGATAATTTTTTCTTTTTTCGCCACCACTTCTTCCACACTTCGGGTATGAGCCATCTGATTTTTTGTTTGCAATATCGACCCAGTTTTCCTTCACCCATGATCTTAGTCCACCTTTTGAAAAGTGAGTACGCATTAGACACAACTCATTCTTTTTCTTCTGGCTAATCCACCGCTATGATATCCATCACGCATCATTCCGCCGCCCATAGCTTTTTTACGACTTCCTTTTTTACCGCCTGGTGTAATTTTACCAGAACAAACTCCTGACGCATACATGTTCGCGTACGCCGAAGGGTAAACTTTGAATTTACGTTTTGCTGCTGCTTTACCTTTTGGACATAGTTTAGCCATTATTTAACTTTTCCACCTTTTTTCATAAAGCCCATTTTATTTCTAACTTTAGTTGGAAGTTTTGCAAGTCCTGGATTTTTTTCTTTATCAACTTTTTTTAAAGCTGAACCACCATCACTAAATTTTTTCTTGCCTTTTTTATTCATCTCCATAATTTTTTTAATTCCAGGATAATCTTTTGCTTTTCCTACACCTACACTTATACTAATAATTTTTGATTCTGGTTTTTTTGATTTTCCACCTGTTTTATACATAGGTCTTTGCATCATTCCGCCACCCATCATTTTTTTTCTCATTATTTTTTTCCTCCTTTAAAAATTTGTGTACCCTTTATACCATAAATACTCGCCACGACAAGAATCCATAAATTTGTAAACCATGACGGAAGCTGTTGGAATTGGTCAAAGAACATTTTTATTTTTTCTGCTGATCCTGGATCATCCGAGAAGACTCCCCAAGCGATCACCAAAATTGGCAACGTGAGAATTACGAGAACGGCCTCGTCTTTCCAGTCCGATTGTCTAGCCTCAAGTAATTTTCCAGAATATTCTAACTCACCAGAAGCCATTTTTTCTGCGTGTTTAGCTTGAGCGTTAGCCATCATCATTTTAGTCTCTTGTTTTTTCTTATAGATGTGACTACCAGCGTTTAATGCTAGTTTAATTGCACTGAACCACATGATTTAGTACCAAGTAGCTGTTTTCTTTTTATCAGACAACATTCTTTTAGTTCCTCTAACTTTTTCCTTATCTCCTGTAGGAATATAATTGAAAGAACCGTCAGCAGTTGTTTTAGATCTTGGATCTACTTCAACATTTTGACTTGGAACTGCCATTTGTTTTTGTTTTTTATAGTTCATCATAATTTTTTACCTTTTGTTAAACTAATATACCATTAATTTTCGTCAATAACAGACATTTGTTGCACTCCAGACTTAGCAAGTGATACTCTAGCTCTTAATTCTGATAATTCTTCGTTTTGTTCTAGTTTATCTTCAAAATTATCTTTAGATTGTAGCAATCTTGCTCTTGCAAGCTCTTGTTGAGCTTCATCATTTTGTTTTTTACGCTCATTTTCCATAGCTCTTAGGTCAACTTCACGTGATTTAAGTTTTAATAATGGATCAGAGTCAAATTGAGATGTAATATTGTTTTCTTCCTTCATAAAATCTTCTGTCATTTCTGCAATTAGCACTGCTTTTCTAGATTCCATAGTATTTGTTATCTGTTGTAACAGTTGTGCAGCTTGTGGATTAGTTGGAGCTTGTTGTTGAAGCGATTGCATCTGCATCATTTGTTCTCTAAATTCTATTTGAACCTGTTCTTGGGCCATGATTGATATATGTTCTAAAATATTTTTTTGAATCGCTGCCATAATAGTAGGATTATTTCTAACCATGTTAGTTGACATGAAATTTAAGTGAGCTGTAATGTGTGCTCTGTGATCTTGACCAGGAAAAGCTTGAAAAGGTTTACCCGCCATTGCATCAATGTGTTCTAAACTTGGATCTTTTGGTGCAGGTGGAGAAGGAGGAGGTAATATTTGATTAACATCTTTCACTCCGATTGCTTCGTACATTTTTTTGTAGGCATTATACAAGTTATGAATCTGTGGATTTGATTGTGCAAGCTGTAATTCTGTTTGTGCCATTGTAATTCTTTGTGACTGAGAAAATATATTTGGATCTGCTACAGGAATAATGTCTATTCTATCATCAAAATCTACTTGCTTAATAGTTCTTGCACCACCAACCACGTCATAAGGATATTCTGGTGGTAGATATTGAGCAATAATTGTTCCTAATAATTTAAATTCTTTTTTCATTGCCGCGTACAATCGTTTATGAATTGCACTCATGACACGTGAACCACGTTCTAATAATGCAATTGTTGTTCCAACGGCTGCGTTTTGATTACCATCACCTACTTGCATATCAGCAATAGCCGCAAATCTTTGCCCTGCTCCTACAACAGTTCCCATTAATGATAACAATGTTTGAGAAGGTTCCTTATAAGGTAGCGGAAAGAATGCATCACGTAAAGATCCACCTGGTGCATCAACATCTTTAAATTCACCTGGTTGTATTGGTGACGCTTCATCTCTAACTCTAACTCCACGTTGTTTGAATCCAGCTGGCAGATTAGACAACGTTCCCGCATCTAATAACTGCCTTAGAGCCGCGGTCGCCGTTCTTGACAGTCCACCTATCATGTGGATTAGACCGAAACCATAAAAACCTAGACCTGGTAAAAATTTAAAATGTACAAAATATTGTATTTTATTTTTTTTCAAATCATTTGGTGCATAATTTCTTTTAATAGATAAAATTTTTCTTGATGATTCTTCAACTGTTACGATGTATGGAAGTTTAATTCCTGTTGGCTCATTGTTTTCATCCATGTCTTCAAAGCCTTCTAAATCTAAATTTACATGGCATTCTAAAACATTGTAAACTGGTTCTTGTTTTCCAGTTTTTTTAGTTCCTGAAATCTCTCTTTCTTTTTTAGTCAACTCATCATTATTATCTGCACCTGGCGGACCAAGTTCTACGTCAGCATAAAAACCATTGACTTGTTGTTTTCTTAAATCGTTTTCAGAAATTTTTAAAGAGTGGATGATTGCTTCCGCTTCGTCTAATGAGGTAGCCGTATACGGAACAATCAAATCCTCAGCAGGTATAAATTTACTTACTGCTCTCCCCAATAACTGGTCATAGTAAACTTTTTTAAAAGTTGATCCAGCTAATGGTAAATGAAATAACATTTGATCGAACTCAGGTTCGTATTCTTGCATTTGATCCATTAATAAATAATTCATGTAATCTTTTACACGTTGAGACTGTTGTTGAACTTCAGAAGAATCGATGCCTATAATATCTGTTCTTACAGGTCCATCTCCTGGTAATAATTCTTTGTAAGCTTGCGCTTGAAATTGTGTAACTGCTTCAGCAAGTACAGGATGTGTTGCACCACTTGCTCCTTGAAAAGGTTCTGTTCTATTTTCATATTTAAAACCTAAAAGATCTAAACCTTGAATGTAAGATTGTTCCCAATCTTTTCTAGAAGTTTTATAGTCCATGTAGTTATCAACCATTTCACTTCCAATAGGTTCTAGAATATCTTCAGGTAAAATATCTGCTAAGTTATCAAAATGAGATTCTGTTCCTGGTATATTAATAGCTCCTGGTTCAAAGTCTAATGTAACTCCACCATCTTCTTCAGGTATAACTTCTACAGGACCTTTTTCTACAATATCTTCCTGCTCTGTAACTTCTTCTTCAGCTGGTATTTCTACTTCTGTTCTTACTTCGTTAGGAAGGGACTTATCTATATCTGCCATTTAAAATTTCTCCAATGTTAGCTTCTAACTTGTTTTAAAGGAACTTTCAACCCTTGTGGTGTTGGTCCTGATTTTGGTGGTGGACCAGATTTCACGCCTCCTGAACCAAGTGGTTTATCAATCATACCGCCGTCTTTTCTTTCTTCTCTCATTTGTTTTGCAACTAAGTCTGCTGCAGACTCCTCTGACATATCACCAGATAATTCTCTAACACGTCTTTCAAATTATTTTCTACGTTCAGGGCTGTAATTTTTTGTGTATAAATCTGTTACGCTAGACATTAATAATAATTCCTCTGTTTTTGTTCGACAACTTCATCCACATAATCTTCTGGATGTTCGATTAATCCACCTTGTCTAAATCTCATGATTGCTTGTGTGGTGGAGTCGACCAAGTCATCATGATCCCCAAAAGGAAAAGATGCACATTCTTCAATGACCTCTTCCGCAAACTTTTGCTCAGGAGCCCATATCATACCAGATTCAAACAAAGGTGCAACAGCATTTACACGAGCGTGCTTGTCATTTCCACGTGAAGGGGTAAAGTTCATTACTGGGATATCCATTTTCCTTAGTTCATATGTCAAAGGCAATCCAGATGCTTTTGCCTCCACAATTACTGTTTCAGGATTCCAATAGCGATATTGTTCAAGAGCCAAGCGCCTTAGTTCAGGAAACTCATACCGTCCCTTGATTGCATCAAGTAAAATTAAATTAGCACCTGAGTCTTCATTAGGATACCAAACACCCCAGGTAGTAATGGCTGAGTAATCCGCTGTCTCCTTTTTTAAAAACGCCGTATCATAAGATTGTATAACATGGTAGATTTGTGGAATATCATCTCCTTCATATTTTCTCCACCACTCACGTTTAAGTATTGCACCTTCTTCAGAAGTTGGTTGTTGCATCCATTGTGCGTTCCATTTAGCAACAGGTAATGCAGCTTTTACTTTATCGAGTTCATCTATTTTCCAATACTCTGGCCAAACGGGTTTAGGATTATCTGATCCGTGGTCCATGATTGCTGGAAACTCAACCACGTGCCACTTGTCAGCTTTCGCTTCCTTTTGACTATTAACCAAGGCTCCTGTTAAATCTTTAGTAGACCATCTAGTCATAACTAAAATAATTTTACCACCAGGTTGTAAACGCTGACGTGGTCCTGATGTATACCATTCATAAGCTTTCTCTAAAGATACTTTAGACATTGCATCTTGCTCCGAGTGTGGGTCATCAATTATAAGTAAGTCTGCACCACGGCCCGTGATTGCACCACCAACACCAGCTGCAAAATATTCACCGCCCTCGGATGTTTCCCATCTTCCTGCTGCCTGACTATCTTCACTTAATGTTGTATTAAAAACTTTTCTATAATCTTCAGAATCAATCAAGTTTTTTGCTTTACGACCAAATCTTATTGCTAGTTCTGCCGTGTGTGTTGCTTGAATTATCTTGAGCTTTGGCTCACGGCCCACCATCCACGCTGGCAAAAGATAAGATGCAAATTCTGATTTAGTATGTCTAGGAGGCATATTAATAATTAATCTATTTATTTCGCCCGTGGCTAATTCATTAAATTTTTTTGCAATGTGCCTGTGGTGGGACCCCTCTACAAAATCTGGCCAAACGCATTTGACAAAAGAAAGAAAATCATCTTTAGCTTTATTCCGTATCTTTTTTTCAGCGTGTAATACTTGAAGTTGTTTGAATGTTCTTCTTATATCAGCAGGTAACTTACTTATATCTATATTATTCGTTTTCATAAAAAATTTTTATAAAATTTTTTGCATCGCAAAGGATGTTCGATAAGTTTTTTACAGGGTCTGACAATATAAATCAAGCATATATATACTACATTAGGATCCCTATCTGACGTAAAAAAGGGGGGTGGGGTGCTTCGCACTTTGGTTTTTTGGTGTCGAGTTGGGACCACTATTAAAGATACATGGACCATGAAACAAGGACCATACAAACAAAAAACCCGCCCATGAAACATGGGCGGGTTGTCAATTAACTATTGAGAGATATTATATAAGTTTTATTTTTTTAATGCCTTTGCCGTTTTTATAATTGTTTCCATTGTCCGCCCTCTTTATAAAACATTTGAGTATGACCGCTGTCCGCCATCATTTTATCAAGTGGCTCAAAGTCTAAACCATCTTTTGAATAATAATAACCAGAAGTCTTATCTAGTCCGTCATCATCAACAGTGTAAAATTCTTCACCATTTTTTTTAATAAAGTCTTTTACTTGCTTTACTTCTTCAGCATTGAAACCATCTGTATTAATCAAATAAGGTCTTCCGATCAATTTAGATCTAAATGCTTCCTTGAAAAAATAAATATATTCAAAGTCTTCATCTATTCTTTTTTTTATTGTCATGTTTCATTGTCCTTGTTTAATTGTTAAGGCTTGACATTATCAAAGTTTAATTATATTGTCAATAGGATAATAAACTAAAATAAAGGACAATATGAAACAAACAATGAATGAGTTTGATTTTAAAAATGAATTTAAAAAGATCAGACCTCAGAACTTTAGTTATGACGGTTTAACCGTTTTATACGATCATTTAATACAATATGAAGAAGACACGGATCAAGAACTAGAATTTGATCCGATCTCATATTGTTGTGAATATACAGAGTTTGACAGCTTTAAAGATGTCAAATTAAATTATGATGTCAAAACAATTGAAGAATTACAGAAAAAAACAACTGTTTTAAAAATACCTAATTCTGAAAAATTAGTCGTTCAGAATTATTAAAGTTTCATGGCCCATTAATCACGGGCCATGTTTTCGGGGTCTAATATATGCTAGTTTGATCAACTAGTATGCACCAACTCAAGTGAGTGCCTATCGAGAATATTAGACCCCATAAACATTTGAAATAGAATTTTATTTTTATTTTATTTTACAACGCACAAGCTAAAAAATTCACGCAATAACACTCAAGCGAAAAAAATTCATAAAACAAAGCGCAAGCGCCCTGAATCATGGCTCATGGACCATGAAAAAAGGTTTTTAAAAAAGTTTTGCAAGGTCTTCGGCTCACGGACTTTTGCATAATAATAACTTGACCGCAACGGGTTCAAAACAAGCTATAATTTAAAGAAAATATATATTAATCAATACTTATTTAATTAATAGGTGGGTTCAAAATTTAAGGTTATTTAACAATCAATACAATAGTTTTTATGGGCTGTATAATCGGGTCTTAGAGGTGAAAAACAAGTATAACAAAGACCACTCATATTTTTATACTTTCCATTTATTAAGTGAGTTATTTTTAAATTGTCTCTCAATTCATCAACTTTCATTTTTTTAAACTCTTCGATGTTTAAATTGGGGTCATTTTCAACTATAAGCAAAAGTTCTTTTTTGCTTAATAATCTATTTTTTTCTAAGTCTTTTGTATTCATCATATAATTTTGACAATTCATAACTGTCGCATTTGTTTATAAATTCAATTAATTCAGTTCTCATTTGTTTTCGCTCTTCATGTACTCGGGCCTTATTTTTGGCCCTAACATGATCTAAAGCTTCAAAGTCAACAGCCATTATTCAGCCTCTAATTGTTTTTTATGTTTATCTAGCCATATATTAATTTTAATTCGGCTAACATCATCAAGTTTTAAATTTTTAACTTCCGTTATTAATTGTCTTATTAATGCTAATTTACCAAAACTAGAAGATTGAGCGCTAATATTGGCGTGAGATTGTCCCGTGATATACAATAATTGTTCTAAGTTTTTATCTGTCATATTATCCTTTTGTTAATTTATTTCTTTATATAGGGGATAATGAATTATTATCCCCTATATTGTCAAGTGTTAATTGACTTGTTTATTTTGTAACCTAAGTTGTTTTGATTTGTCCCATATAATATTTACACCCGCCAATATTTGAGTTAATTGACTTTGTAATTGTTCGGGGACGCCACACTCCCA